TAACATAATCAGGCACTACGGTAGCTGTGAATTCTTTTTGAGGGATTCTATTATTTAATAAACTAAAATTATCATATTTATTTCGTTTAGTAAATTTTTCTTGATAGGTAACATATAATTGGGGATTATTAGCATCTAACTTATTTCCTAAATCTCTTCTTTTTTCTACACTTTCCCTCTTTATCATAACTAAAGGAGCCTGTACTTTTCCTCCTTTATCTCTATAAAAACCATCTCTTTGAGCTAATTTCCACCTTTCACCTGAGCCATAAATTACAGGAACATCTACTAAATCACCATTAGATATAACTGAGGGTTTAATTATATTTTCAAAATAATAAAATATAGCCTCATCTATAGCTTCTAACCCTAAATAAAAACCAGAAGAAGATTTTTCATCATTTTTAGAGATTTCTTTAGCTCTGTTGGTATGTGGTCTATTATCGGGGGCTAATCCTTCTGATGGCATGTCGGGTAAACCACCAGGTTCAACATCCACAGAGTTATTCTCTATATGGGCTTGGGAAAGCTCATATTGCCTTGCTACTGTGGGTTTTTTTCTAATTCTTTTATTGGCCATTAGCTATAAAGTTGATTTCTAGGATTAGCATTTGTTGCTTCTACTTTAGTAGTAGATGGGTAAATGCCCGATCTAAACGGAATTGTTTTAACACTTTCTATTCTTGTTTTAGAAGCCTTACATATAATTGAAAGAGAAACCCCAAAATTATCTGTGTCTTCATTCATTGAGTAATCTGGATTTTTTCCAACAAAAAATTGGTTTTCTACTAAACTATTTAATTCAAAAAAATCATTATTAAATAATACTATATCTCCTATTTCTGGCACTAAATCTTTTTCATTCATATCAGCTTTTAAAAAAGAAAAAGTCATTTGTTGCGTTATATCAGGACCAAATTCTCTTTCATTCCATACCTGATCTTCTTTATTTATTAAACATGATATTAGTAAAGGTTCATAATAAGTTTTATTTTCTGATTCACCATATACATTTATTGATGAATTAGATAATACAAATTTATAGTAGCCTATTTCCGTCTGAATAATATCATTAATCAGTTCTCTATTCATTGTACGGAATAGTGATATATCTCTTGCTCCACCAAATAAAGGCATTATATTTTAGTTAAGGTTTCTGGTTTAAAAATTACTGTTTGTAACCCTTTAATCCTCATTTCAGGATCACCTTTATCACTACTTAACATAGTAGTTTTTAAAAATTCTAAATCTTGTTTTGGATCTTTTCCTGATGCAAATTTTAACGTAGCTGTTCTTACTGCTTTCCCATCTGTTCTTTTTCGGTTTTTTAGTTCTAAATCATCTGAAGTATTAGCATTAATAATTGTAACTTTTCTAGTGGCCCTCATTCCATCTAATATATCAGTGAAGTTTGCATCCTTATCAGATACAATTACTACATTTACAGAATAAACGTTTATGTTTTCAAATAATATGTCTCTTAGTTTAATCATTAGTAAATATAAATTGGGTAAGGAACTTTATACATAATATCTTGTGTATTTTGGGCAATAGATGATTCTCTTTCCATATATTTTGCTCTTGAGGATTCTTCAAGCATTAATTTCAATTCTTCAATTAAAGCTGTTTTTTCAGCAGCTGCTTCACTTCGTAGTTCTGCGGCATTAGTAGTAACTTCAGAACCAGGAATAGGAACCGTTGAATATTTACCTCTTACACTGGCTAACATTTCTTTAGATAATGCTAAAGTATATCTAAAAATCCACTGTCTACCAGGTTGATTTACTAATCCATAAGTTATATTAGAGTAAGGTACATTAGAAACATTTGTAACTAAACCAGCGTTTGGATTTCTTATAGGATTATTTCTTTCATTTTTTACAACATAGTCAAAGTATAAAGTTTCATCTCTTCTAGGTATAGGGAATAATTTTAACCTATTATTGTTAATTAACTCAAAGCTATAAGCTGATTTTCGTATCTGGTCATTAAATTCAATTGCTTGAACTTTTAAGGCATCATAATAAGTAGGCATTAACATAAAATTAACACCAGGAGAAAAATTACCAAATCCAAAAGTTTCCATTAAGGATTGTATTCCAGTTCCTGTTCCAGCATATGGGTCAAAATATCTTACTATGGCAGCAGGTGCGTAGTGGTAGATTCTTTTTACTTCTATATTATTTCCTGATTCGCTTACATTTGTAAAGACCTCATCTAATGAATATACCTGTTTAGATGCTGTTATTGCTATACTACCTGATTTATAATCAATACTTCCTCCTGTGCCTGCTTCAGATCCATATTGTTCTCCTATTGTAATTATATTACCTAAATTAGGTTGTATTAATTCGTTGTTAAGATTACTTCCCGTTGGGCTACCTTCTAAAGTAGCCATGTTTTCTATAATTTCATATTGATAAACATATTGTGCATATGTAGTTACAGCTTCTTCAAATGCTGTGAAGAAATTTACTGCTTGTAATTCAATATCTACTATAGGATATCCTAGTCTCTGGGCACACCAAGTAGCTACTTGATCAGCTGAAGAAGTAAAGTCATTATCTGCATTGTAAAACCCAAAAGGTGTGGGATTACTTTCACTTGCAAAAGATGCGGAGCCGGGCCAGATTGCTATTGTTGCCATAGGTATAGAGATTTACATTAATACATATCAATGATACCCGTTTAACAATTCTAAAAGATCATCTATAGCAGCATGTCTATGAGAATCAGTTAATACAGTTTTGAATACATATTCAGAATTAGCTAATTTAGCCATATCATGATAAGCTGAGTGTTGTTTATCTCGCAAATCTATTTGGTAAGAATCACCACAAAATATCATTTTTGAATCTTTTCCCAATCTACCAATACACATTGCTAATTGTGATTTAGTTAGGTTTTGATATTCATCCACAATTACTACAGCATTATCAAATGTTCTGCCCCTGAAATGTGCTAATGATACTAATTCTATAGATTCATCTTTTTCTAATTTTTCTAATATTTGGGGTTTATTGTAAACCTTTCTCATATTTGAACGAATAGGTACTAACCATGGTTCCATTTTTTCTCTTTCTGAACCAGGTAAGAATCCATTATCTTCCGTAGAAATGGTAGGTCTTGTTATGATAATTTTATTATATTGACGTTTAAAAAATTGATCTAAAGCTATTTGAACTGCTAATAGAGTTTTACCTGATCCTGCTTTACCTACTACAAAATTATAAGGGTGGTTTAAAATGTGAGTTTTTGCTATTTTTTGTTCTTCTGATAAAGTTACTGCGAACCTAATGTTACCCTTAGGTGGGGTTTTTTCAATATTTTGTTTAGCCATTATGAATGGGTTAAGAAACGTTTGTTGATTATACATATAAAAAAAAGAGCCGCTTGCGCGGCTCTTTCTATAAAATTAACAGATCAAATCTTATCCAAATATTTGACAAGTATGAATTAAATGAGTATACTCATTATCTGCATTAGCAACACTCCAATCTACATTAAGATTAAGATTTATTGCTACTGTTGTATCAACTGCTGTTGACGTTACAACGGCATCTAAATTTGTACCTCCATTAGCATCAGTATTTAATTTTGTACATGATACAAATGTACCAGCTGTACCAATAGTTCTAACTTGAATCCAAGAATCTACTCTTAGAATATCGTTATCAGCTACATCTAAAGCTGCACCTGTTGCTAATGCTACTGTAGTAGCTCCATGCACTAAGTTAAGTACTGGTGTTAACGTGTCAGTACTATTATTATCTAATACAAAACCTGCGCTTTGTAAATGAATAATACTTCCTGCATTTAAACGACCTGCTGGAATTGTTAAAGTAGCCACATTTGCTGCATCTGTTGTATTATTGTGAGTAGTGTCTGCTACTTGTGCAAATGTTGATGCATCAGAGATGTGATTAAATTTACTATCAAGGACATTATCAAAATCTGTATTGCTGTTTTTTAAAAATGTTAAACTTTTATTTGCCATGTTTTCTATGTTTTATTTGGTTTAATAATAAAGAGGGCCGCCGCTATTATGGCAGCGGCCCTTTCTATTAATTAGTTTAATTATTATTAAACTGCGTTAAGGTCTTGACAAATAACTTTACCATAAAAATCAGGACGTACCATCTTCTTAGCGTAACGAGTCATGATGCCTTTTCTCGGAGAGAATGACACAGGATCGTACACAAGAGGTGTCATGATTAATGGAATATAAGGGGCAAATACAGCACCTGTTTCTAGGAACTGATTACCTTTGTATCCCATAAGGATTACATTTTCCGTCATGTATGGGTTCTTGTAAACCGTGTATCTAGAATTGATAGCACCGATCTTTTGCACACCCATTGCAAATTTATTCTGATCTCCAGCAGAGTCAGCAGCAAATCCAGGAATAGATTCTAAGATTGTGCTTACAGTAGGAGAACATACGAGGAAGTTTGCACCACCACGTAAAGTTTTCTGGTGAATAATATTACTTACTTTTTGTAACTTAACTCCTAATGTTTGGAACCAAGACATCTTAGTGTAGTAAACACCTAAGTTGTTTTGTGAAGAAGTAAATGTTGGGTTCGACGTACCACCTGCAGTAGTATTCGAAGAAACAGTTACATCTTGTGCAATTTTAGCACTCCAACCTTCTACTGTGTCCGCATTAGTGATAAGCATATCAAGTAATTCAAGATCAATTTCCATTGAAATATATTCAGAAAGAATAGACGTTAATTCTGCCTCAGCATCAATGCTATGGTAAGCATTAAGGTCTTGAGCGAATTCTGGTGTCCATTGAGCCTTTAACTTACGAGTTTTCGCAGTCACTGTAGAGCTTCTTAACTGAACATTAATTTCTGGAATTGATAGGTTTGAAACACTATTACCGAATGCTGTAGTATTAACTGACCCATCCTGGAAATCACCTCTATCATTTAAGTTATCTGGTCCTTTCTGGAATGCAATATTAGAAGCACTTACGAATCCACCAAGTGTATCAGCAGAAGCTGAGATTACAAATTCTAAGTTGTCACCGTTAATTCTAGTGAATTGTGGGAAAACAACACATTCTACATTATCAATATTGAAAGCTCTTACACCTTCTGGATCTGCGTCTGTTAATACAGCACTAGTTCCAAATGCATTTGTAACGGTTGCTACTCTTACAACAGAAGTTGCACCTGTAGCTCCACCAAACTCACCTGCTTTAGAAGCAGAGAATTCAGTATCTAAAGCTAAAATATCAGTAAATGCAGCTGAAGAGGTAGTTATTACGTGAATTGAGCTAGTTTCGTTAATAGAGTAGCCATATCTACCTGCACCGTATAAACCTTGATCTGTATTTACCTCATCTGGTAACTGAGTTCTAGTTAAGTCATCAGTAGCACCATATAAACTTTCATTTTGATCGAAACGACTAGAGTCGCTATTTCCGTATTGGAAGTCTAAGTAGAAAATAAGTCCCGAAGGAAGATTTAATGGTTGAACTGAAAGTAAGTCTTTAGCTACGATTTCGCCGAATACTCTTCTTACAAGAGGAAGAGCAACACCAGCGTATGCTTCACTATCACCAGTAGTGATAGAAGCAGCAGTACCTAAAGAACTTGCTTCTTTTACAAGTTGTCTAGCTTGGTTCTCAAGTAGAGTAGCCATGCTAGATCTTTCAGTTTCGTGACCATTTAATCCTTCTAGAAGACCTGATTTTTCCCACTTAGAAACTAATTTAGCAGATTCTTTCTGCTGTTCTTTGTAAGGGCTTGCACCCTCTAACAATGTGTTAACATTTGCCATGTTTTCTAATTATTTAAGATTAATGTTTGCGAGTTTTTGGAATCTAGACACTGTGTCATTAACTGATTCCGTAATAACCTTTTGTGGAGCATTTCCGGTTGCTTTAGAAGCGCGTCCTAAACCTTCCTTAATTGCCCTTTTTTCTACACCTGTAAAGTTGAATGATTCTTGAAGAGTTTCAAATACCAATTTCGCTTCACCAGTTGTAGTTGATTTGTCTAATGCATCAACTACTTTAACCTTTTGGGCTTCAGTAAGTGCATTAGCTCTAAATAGTTTGTTGCAGTAGAGGAGTTTACTATTAAGAAGATTCATTTCAGAAATAGTAGATTTTAAAGACTCAACAGTTTCAAGGGCTTCGTCACGCTCTTCTTCGAGCTTTTTAACAGCGCCATCATATCCTGTTCTGCCTTTACCACCAACTTTTTCGTCATATCCTGTTCTGCCTTTACCACCAACTTTTTCGTCATAGCCAGTAGCACCTTCATCAACAGTTTCTTCACCTAAAGATGATTCAATTTCAGCAACTAAAGCATCAATGTCGAAATCAACAGATTCTTCTGCTCTTCCACCACCTGAAATACCGCCGCCAGCGCCAGTACCTACTTGAGTTAGAAAATCTTTAAAGACAGCTGCTTTGGCTTTCGCACCACCAGCGTCTTTTAATTTACCTACCAAACCATAGCCTTTAGCCGCTGCCGCAGTAATACCAATAGCTGGTAAAAGGGCTAAGAAAGCCTCAGGACCCATAGCTTCATCGATTTGACCTTCTTTCATGTCTTCGTCTTTTTCATCATCTTTACCTTCTTTCATGTCTTCATCGGCATCTTCATCATAAGATATTTCTTCTAATTCAGCCATAAGTTCATCAAGATTGATTTCTTCGTCTTCTTCAAGTTCGAATTCTTCTTTCTTCATGTCCTCATCAGCATCCTCATCGTACATGCCTTCTTTCATGTCCTCATCTGCTTTGTCGTCGTCCTCTCCGTATTTCATTGCTTCATCAGTAGATTCTACTTCTTCATCAACGTACTCTTCTTCAAGTTCAACGTCTTCTTCTAACTCTTCAGCTAACTTAGCTGAGAGCATGTTTTTAATTTTAGAGTCGAAAGCTTCTTCTAATGCCATTTTAGCATTTTCTAAAGCTACTTCCCTAACAGCTTTTGCATCAGCAATTGCCTCTTTTAATAATTCTTTAGCCATTTTGTTTTTTAATTTTAATTGGCTTCCAGTAAATTGTGTACGGGAAATAGAGATTTTAATATCTCTAATAGGGATTAATTTTACAATCCAGGGACACTATATTAAGATAGTGTATGTTTTCTCAAATAAATATGGAAATAATTTGGAAAACAAAAAATTTTTTCGTATCTTTCGGGAAAACTATTTATATTATGACAGAATTTATAATTGAAACATTTACATTAAAGTTTTACGCGAGTTACCTTTTAATAGGTACTATTGTTGGGTTTTTACTTGAAAAAGTAATCAGATCCAAAACGGGGTACGATATTACTGGTTGGGAAAGGGTTAGTTTAATATGTGGGTGGCCCATTCACTTAATTATTTTTACTTGGAATTTTATTAAGGGATACCTCGGTAGAGATTAACACTTACATACCCCTGTATTATCACAAATAATATCTCTAATGATATTATGAACTTTAGTGTAATCTGAAGATGGGGTAGATACTCCTTCATTCATAGGAGTCATATAAGCACCCGGAGTAGAAGGGGTTGATACAAAATCAAAGCATAAAAGATCAAAGTCTTCTTGTACCATTAATATACCTTCTGAATTTTCTTCTACTGAACCCATACCTCTTGAGGATATTCCTACTGTAATACCACAACGAAATAGTTCTTTTAAGATGTTACCTGCGGGTGTAGTTAATACTTCTACTACACCATGTACATCGTTCCCTTTCATAGTAACTTCTACTATATTATGAGATACATTATTCAAATTAATAACAGAAGATTCAGGATGATCTAATTCACCCAAAGCTCTTTTTTCTCTAACGGGACCATCAACATATTTTTTAATTTCTCTTTCAAGAATTTTTTGCTCATAGATTCTGCCATTGTGATTTTTAACACCGGCTCTTTGTATAATACCTCCCACTCTAAGAGGTTTATTTTCTTTAATAGATTGTTCAACTAAAAGTTTATCTACTTGAAAGGGTGTATGTTCTATAAGTAATTGTTTCATCTTCCTTGTCCTCTATTTAATTTATTATAATGTTTAGAACTTTTATGATTGCTGTGCTTTGTTTTAGAATGTATCCCGGGTCGTGATACTTTACTTTTACCTCTATACTCCGAAATGCTCATCTTCTTTGCCATATCCTATCTTTTTCTTTTCTTTTTAAAAGCACGTGGGGTAGAATAAGCTTCTGAAGAGCCAGCACTAAAAGAAGCACCAGTCCCTAATGTACTAGCTTCTTCTAACTCTGATTTAATGAGTTCACGAATAATATTCTTAAGTTCATCTATATTCATTATAAGGATTTTAATTCATTAACCAATTCATAATAATTTAAAAGGTTAATTACATTATCATCATGAACAGATGATTTTTTACAAAGGGGTTTTATTAAACCTGTGATTTCATTCAATTTAATTTGAGTAACTTTATCAGTAGATTTAGATAATTTTCTAATTTCTGATTTTACCTTGATAATTTCTTCATTAATGAAGTGCTTTAATTTAGGACTATTAGATATGTTATAAACATATTCTTTAAGTAAAATTCTTTGATTATTATTTAAGCCAGAATATTTTTCATTAAACTTTTCCATTAACATTTTATAGGTTAATGCTCTAGTTTCTTTATCAAACTTTTCATATTCTTCCATAACCATATCTTTTTTAGGTTTTTTAGGAAGACCTTTACATGTAATATGTTCTAAAATTATAACTTTAGAGTCTACGATATGTAGTGGATTAGCTGTTTGATGTTCTAGTAAATTATAAACACTTGCATATACCTTATAGTTTGAAATTTTAGCCTTAAAAAAATCTTCAATATTATAAGTGTCTTTAATTTCTCTAACTAAATTATATCTTTCTCTTCTTAATGCGGATTTATTAAGTTTAGAATGGGCATTAATTAATGTTTCTAATAATACCGTAGCATTTGCTTCTTTTTCAAACTTTTTATTTAATAAAGCATGATAAATTTGGTATTCTTTTAATAAAGTAGAATTATTACCAAAAAATTTCTTGAGGATCCCTACAGCTCTAGGGGTAACATTTGAAATAGTTTCCGAAGTTATTTGCCTGGTAAGCAATTCGAATAGTATCCCCGTATTTTTGTACTTGGAGTGCTTAGGTTTCATGCATGAATTGTTTTATTCCTATATAAATATATGAGGAGTCCTGAGAATTACTCATCTATTATATTTTTCTCATCTAAAATAGACGGTTTATCATCCTCAGTTAATTGCTGCTTGCCTTTTAAACGAGTAAGAGATAACTTTTTCAATAATCTTGAGTTTTCTGATAAGGCAAATGTTGAAACATTGTTAGTTCTGTTTGGGGTATCATCAGCTGTTAGGCCGGCTTTACCAAGTGGGTCTCTGCCCATATTAGCTTGATCTGTGTCGTATCTGCTTAGCTTTAAAGGAGGACGTCCTGGTTTTTCTTCATCATAACCATCAGGGACATCTTTTATAGTTTTATCTCTTTTAGTAGAATATAAATCAGCTAAATCATGTGGGGTACCATATGATTCCCCAGATTCTACAGGATCATTACCTTCATTTTCTATTTGATTAAGTCTAAATATATGAGCAGCGTCATCAAGAGCTCTATTTCTTTCTTTTTCCATTTCAGTGTCTGAAAGATTGAATACATTCTTATAAACAAAATCTGTTGATAATATTTTTTTATCTGTGATAGAATTAGCTAAATCGACTTTTGCTTTATACAGCTCAGTTTTTTCTTGTTCAAATACGATAGATGGACCTGTTAATTCTAATTCGAAATCTACTAAATCAGCGTCTGTAAATCCTTGGGTATATAAATGTACTAATGCTATTTTATGTAGTTCTGATACAATAGTTCTTTGTAAACGTTCAATAGTACGAGCAAAACGGATATCCATAGCCGCTAACGTAGATTTACCTTCAAGATTTTCATCATATCCTAAGAATGCTTTAGGGATTTTAAGAGCAGCTAACATTCTATTTTTTAAATATTCAATATCGGTAGTTCCATCATAATCTAAACCTTTAGTGGTTTCTATTTTAGTTGATGAATCATTACCTCTAACAGGAATATAAAAATCCTCTGTCATATTTTGAATATTGAATTTTAGGTTATAATCTCCTGTTTGTTGATCTACATAAGGAGTTTTTTTCATTTTAGCAACTGTTTTCTCCATAAATTGATCAATTTCATTAGGAGGAATACCACCCACATTCATATAGAAAATTCTTTTTTCAGGTGCACGCATAATTCTGTGAATAAGCATTGCATCTTCCATTAAAATAAGTTGCTTAAATACTTTACGAGCAGGTTCTAAATAAGATCTACCATAAGGAAGATAAGCGGCATCTGATAATAATCTAAAATGGGCTATCTCGTAATTTTCAAGTTTCATCTGATCACTTCTCCTAGCACTATAAGTGTTACTTTGTGATAAGCCATTAGGATCTAATATAAATTGGACATAATTAGGGTTTTCTGGGTTGGCTCCTTCTTCTCTAACTACTTGATATACTGATAAAGGTAAAGCGTTATAGACTCCAAATTTTTCAGAGATTTGAAGATGTAGATAAAAATCCCCATATTTACACATTTGACGTACCCAAGAAGGTAAATTAAATTCTATATTTAAAACATCATAAAATAAGTTGTGTAATACTCTTTTAACATTATCATTAGATGATTTAATTGTTAAAACATCCCCATATTCATTTTTAAGAGTCGCTTCTTCCGAAATAATATCAAGTGCGGGAGCAATTAACGAATCATAATCCATAGCCTCATAGTCGCTGTAAAGCTGGAGACGCATAGATGAATAATTAAGGGTAGGATTATATTGTAAAGAGGATCCTACAGGACGGTGTAATCTAGTAAATCTATCATATAATGAATTAGATTCTAAATTACCATATTTTTGGATGCGGTCAACATCCATTACTTTTAATTGCTTTCCTCCAACGTTTCTTATAATAACATCATTAGAAAATAATCTTCGTAATCTCGTAAATAAGCTAGTATCTGCCATGTTTATGGTTTATAATGTGTGTATAAATATCTAATCTAAAAGCCAAGACAAATCTTCATCTTTTCCTCCTACTTTCATTTTATAGGATTGTTTAGGATCATTAATTTGGGTTGAACTAAAAAATGGATTATATGAAGCTTTAGTGGTACTATTAAGCATAGCTCGAGTTAAATCTACTCCGTGTTGTGCAAATTTTAATGCGGTATCCCGCACATAACATGCAGTAGCTATAGACATAATTAAATCATCATTATAACCTGTTTGGGCTTCTGGTCTGCCATTTTTCCACACAAAGGTTCGCAGTTCATCTAACGTACGACGCGACTGTATTTGGATACTTTGTTCTTTAATATATGCGTCTAATTTAGCTATAGTTAAAGGTCTTGTACGTAATGCTC